CAAGAAGTAGGTTCGACTCCTACCTTTTTAACGACATTTTAAATTTATACGATTATGACAGTGGAAGAATTAAGAGGCATGACGCATGAAGATTTAGTAAGGCGTGTGCAGGAACTGGAAGAGGCTAACGAGAAATTAGCTGAAGAGAAAAATACATGGTATAAATCTTGGAGTGATTTGAACCGGAAGTTTGATCATTTCAAGAACGCGGTTAAAAGCATTGTTCTGATAATAGATTAGATATTCGTGTTTTATATTGTGTTTGTACTGGGTGTGCCGTCCGTGAGGATAGTGCACCTTTTTTAATCGGATGGTTAGCTTATCGGTTAGAGCTTCGTGTTGCGCAAACAATTGGCACGATTGAGAGGGGTTCGATTCCCTTACCATCCACGAATCATTAATTAAATTTTACTCTTATGGCAAAAGAACTGAAAGAAAGAACAGAAATCAAGAAAAAGCTGAAAAAGAAGAATGACAGAATCAGCTTTGACTTTAGCGACAAACTTGCCGGACAGCTTCGCAGGTGTACCGCTGATCTTAACAGGCTGGCAAGGATTGATCGGATAATAGACAAGGAGCAAACTTTGTATTCGGTGGACACTAACAGGGAAGCCGGATATATTGAGGTTATTCGCAATTATTAATCAGCTGACTTACACGATTATGAAGAGAGTTTTTAATGAACTTACACCTGAATGCGAGATTACGGCACGAATGTATGCACAAGGGTATGAGAAAAAAGAAATTGCAAACCTCAAATGCCGAGCGGTCAGCACGATAAACAACCAACTGCAAAGAGCTTTTGAGATTTTGAACGTAAGGAACGGCAGAGAACTGGCAACCATGCTATATGAGAGAATAGCTGGTATGAAGTTCACGATGGACTTTTCACCTACTATTAGGTCGGCTGTTGCTTTCTGCCTGTTGTGCATCTTTTCTTTTTCGCTCTATCACGAACAGGGCGATATGAGAAGGGGACGAAGAACGAGAGTTGAACGAATTGAAAGAACTGGACGGTATGGAGGTAAGACTTGAATTATTTGAATTTAAAAATATCTGCATGGACATGGCGGAGCTTGGTGCAGCTGCCAGTGAGAAGAAACGGTCTCCTGTATCTGATGAAATCAAGCAAAGAGAAGCGTTCAGATGGTTAAAGACACTTGGGTATGAACCTAACTTTTTGGAAAAGTTAGAGAAAGAAGGATTGGTGCATAAGAAAAGAAAAGGCTCATCCAGAAATTCTCCTATCATATATTCCAAGTTCGAGATACAATCCGCTATTAATGCTTTTAAAATGAGTAAATATCTGAACAAATAACCCTATAAAATTTACGATTATGTCACTGATTAAGAAAAGTAATGAATTAGTTATCCCGACCACCGTGAAGATGATGATTTACGGTCAAGCCGGAATGGGAAAGAGTACGGTAGCATTGAGCGCACCGAAACCGCTGCTGTTGGACTTCGATAACGGCGTGAAGCGCATGAACATGGCGCACTTGGAGAATATAGACACGGTACAGGTCACTTCATGGAGCGATGTTCAGCAAGTTCTTCAAGAGGACTTGTCCGCTTATCAGACCATTGTAGTAGATACCATCGGCAAGATGATGGACTTCATCATTACTCACAAGTGTGGAACCCGCCAGCCGTCCATCCGTGATTGGAGCGGTATCAATGCAGAGTTTTCATGGATGACACGAACACTTTCGGGGCTTAACAAGCACATCATTTTCGTTGCCCATCGCGACACAAGAAAAGAAGGTGATGATACGGTGTTTATCCCTGCCTTGCGTGAAAAATCCTACAACTCTATCGTTACCGAACTGGATTTGCTCGGTTATCTTGAAATGAAAAGCGAAAGAGGCGTCCAAAGACGTACCATCACTTTTGACCCAACTTCAAGAAATGACGGTAAGAATACTTGCAATCTTCCTTCAGTGATGGAAGTTCCTACCATCCTTGACAAGAATGGTAATCCAACCGCAAAGAACGACTTTATCACCGCCAAGATAATCAATTCGTATTTGGGTATGCTTGCTGCCAAGAAAGAGGCACAGGAAAAGTATGATAAAGTTATTGAAGAGATAAAAGAACAGATCGAACTTATTACGGATGCGGAATCTGCCAATAATTTTATCGCGCAAATAGATAACTTTGAGCACGTTGGTTCTTCAAAGCAAATGGCGGCAAAGTTGGTAGCTAACAAAGCGAAGTCTTTGAATCTGAAACTTAATTCAGAAAAGAAATATGAACCAGCAGCCTAAATATCGTATTTACGCAACGCTTCTTGATGCCTTTGGGGCATATCTGAATAGTGATGTGATTTGGGATAAGTACTGGGGGTGGTCAGAAAATCCACCCCATACTCCTGAAGAATTTCACGAACAACAGTTTCAAGAACTGATAGACCGGATTAACCGCAAGCCATTCGATAGCGAAGCGGCAGACCGTGGCACGGCTTTCAATGAAATCATTGATTGTATGATTGAGAACCGTAAATCTTCTATAATGGAAATTAGCAAGGCATATCACGATGATGGAAAACTTTACGGGATAAAAGCTGTTTACAACAATCGCACTTTCACTTTTCACATTGACCTTTGCCGCGAGTTTGCCAACTACTACAAAGGAGCATTAACCCAACAAAGAGTAGAAGCCATCTTGCCTACTGCATACGGTAGTGTATTGGTTTATGGTTTGATTGACGAACTGATGCCTACCAGTGTTCACGACATCAAAACAACCGGTAGTTATACCGTGGGAAAGTTCAAAGATCACCACCAGCATTTAGTTTATCCTTATGCTCTTATGCAGAATGGGTCGGATGTACGGACATTTGAGTATAACATTGTAGAGTTCAACAAAGGCGGTTATGTGGTAGATACCTATACAGAAACATACGTTTTCAATCCTGAACGTGATATTCCTATTCTTACTAATCATTGTGAGGAATTTATCCGGTTTTTGGAAGAAAACAGAAAATTGATAACTGACACTAAAATCTTTGGAAATGAATGATGGAGTTTATTTTGACCAAAATGGTAACGAGGTAATCGTAATCAATGGATTTGAATATTCACGAGAAGAATTTGATTCCCTTGTGAATATATGTGGAGATTGCAATATATAATAAAAAGAACCAGTAATATTAGGTTATGGCAAATCAAATAACCGGACGGATAACCGAAATCGGACAAACTGTTCAAATACCATCCAAAAACGGTGGTTCCTCGTTTACAAAACGGGAGTTCATTTTAGATGCTACCACTTACGACCCTTATACGGGAGAGCGTAGCGAGTATGAGAATGTTATTCCCTTAGAGTTTTCAGGCGATAAGTGTGCAGAACTTGACCGCTTTAATCAGGGTGATGTTGTTACTGTATCATTTGTCTTACAAGGGCGTTCTTGGACGAATCAAGACGGAGAACTCAAACGTATGGCATCTATTCGGTGCTACAAAATAGATGCGCGTGGTGGTGTATCGCAACAAACAACATCGGTACAACAGCCAGCGCCACAACCGACCTATCAGCAACAGCCGCAGAACTTTCCGCCTCCGGTTGATGCTAATGGCAATGTAAAGGACGATTTGCCTTTTTAGCGTATGCTGTTCGACTTGAAGAATGATATGGAAGAGAAATGATATTTAATTTATCAAATCATTATGAAATACCCAAGTTCAAGGAGTATGTAAACAAGCTGTTTAGTGAACGTGCGGTGGTGGAAGTGAAAAAGAAACTTCCTAACCGCACGCTTGCCCAAAACAGCTACTTACATCTTCTTTTAGGATATTTCGGTAGTGAGTACGGTTGTAGCCTTGACGAAGCCAAAATTGACTTCTATAAGAGAACTTGCAACCGTGATTTGTTTGAACGCAAAACGATCAACAAGAAAGGTGAAGAAGTAACTTATTTACGCAGTTCGGCAGAACTGACAACAGGGGAAATGACTTTATCTATTGAGCGTTTTCGTAATTGGAGCACGGCACAGGCAGATATTTATCTACCGGCTGCTAATGAACATCAAATGTTGGTATATGCCCAGCAAGAAATTGAACGTAACAAAGAATTTATTTAATCATTTTATTTTATGGACAAATTTTTAGGTCAAGAAATCCCCGAAAAGGATAGATGGCAGTTCTTACAGGACAATGCCGATGCAGTGGAAGAGATTGGCTATACTCACCGTTTTACACCGGATGAATTAGCGCAAAAGAAAGAATCTCTTGCTGAAACCTCAATTCAAATTAATGATATTGAGATTGAGAAAAAAGAAGCTATGGAAGCATTTAAGGCTGAATTAAAGCCTTTAAATGAAAGAAAACAGGAACTTCTTGAAAACATAAAGAAGGGCTCTGAATATGTTGAAAATGAAGAGTGTGTGAAAATTCTCTATCATGAAGAAAAGATGGCCGGGTATTACAACAAACTTGGTGAGCTGGTTTATTCCCGTCCTATCATGCCGCAGGAAATGCAAAGAACTATTTTTAATATTAATCGTAAAACAGGAACAGAATCATGAGCGAAAACAAAATCAACTTGGTTGTGCCGAAAGATTATAACGGCAAACCTATCGAAGTAGTGTTAAGAGAAGGTGAAGCACCCGTAGCACTTGACCCGAAAGAACCGGAAAGAGTGGTTATCAATGGAACGATAGATGCACCTCTCAGATGGTTGGAAAAACGTGTCGAACTGATTAATCAGAAATCGACCAATATCATTGTAAATCGTGATAAGATGGGGTTAGCATTAACTATTGATGAAACCAACTACTATCAGACTGAAATCAACGGTATTTTGCAGCCTTCAAAAGAAATGCAGGAGTTTGGTATCAACGTTGAAAAGAAATGGGAACCCATCAAGTTATCTAAGTTCATCAAAATGCACCGTGCTTTCTTTATTGACAAGTCACAGAATATGATGCTTGTATCTACTTTGAAGAATTTCAAAGCAAAGGTAAACCAAGACATTGAGCGCAGCAAGGAGGAAAACGGTAGCAAAGTTGACAACTACTCGCAGGTGGTTGATTCTAATTTGCCCAAGTCCTTCAAACTGAACATTCCTCTTTTTAAAGGTTTTTCTTGCGAAGAAATAGAGGTTGAGATTTACGCTGATGTAGACGGTAGAGATGTTTCCCTTTCTCTTGTGTCGGCTGGCGCAAATGAAGCCATTGAGGAATACAAGAATAAAGTCATTGACGAACAACTGGGTGTCATCAGACAGATTGCACCGGACATCGTAATCATCGAAGTATAACTTTGTTAATTTGCCTGTCCGGTCTGTGAAGATGGGGTGGGAGAAAATGGGGGTGCGCAGTGGAGTGCTTTTGACTTTCGAGAGGTGCACATGGTAGAAAGTACGGTACGTGAGATATAAGGAGTAATTAACCTTAGAAGTAGCGCAAAAGGATATAGTCCTTAATTGGGTGTTCGAATCGCTCCATCTCCAACATAAATGTGAGCCACACATAAATGGCATGGGTTAGTAAATAATGGTTGTGCCCCGGAGAATACGCTTCGGGGCTTTTAATTGTAACGTATGGAAAGTTGGCAAGAAGTGACAGATTTAAAAACGAGTATTGTACGGCACTTCCAAGAAGAGGTTGGTGCTTCGTATGACTTTAGAGATATTATAGACAATCTGGATGACGATGAGGTTCTGGATTCTATCATAAGTTGGGCGAAAAATAACGGAGTAAGAATTTTTAATGACAAGATATGCCATACTACATAAAACGAACAAAGGCCAAGAAGAAAGACAAGCCTTTACCCTTGTTTGATAAAGCAGGGGTAACAGTAAAGAAAAAGCCGGATTTGAAAGCTAAGCTCGACAAGGAGTTTTCCCTTTTTATCCGGCTTCGTGATGCAATGCCAAACGGGTATTTTAGATGTATCTCGTGCGGACAGATAAAGCCTTTTACACAAGCAGACTGCGGGCACTATTTCAGTCGTACACACCTGGCAACACGTTTCGATGAAAATAACTGCCATGCTGAGTGCCGTCACTGCAACAGGTTCAAAGCCGACCATTTGGAAGGCTATCGGGTGAATCTAATTGCTAAAATCGGTCAACAGAAGTTTGATTTGCTGAAAGTCAAAGTTGCCAGCACTTCCAAAATGACTGATTTTGAGTACGAACAGCTAATCAAGTATTACAAGGTCCTTAATAAGAAATTACGAAAGGAGAAAGGATTATGAGAACAATTAAATTTAGAGGTAAACGCATCAAGGACGGCAAATGGATATATGGAAATATTGCCAATTATTCTTCTAACTTTTGCTCGTTAAACATTAACAAACTTGTAATCTTTGAGAATATAGCAAGTTTTACAACAGATAACTTCGGATTTGTTGTAAATGATTGTGAAGTTGCCAACAACACAGTCGGGCAGTTTACAGGACTGATTGATAGGAACGGCAAAGAGATTTATGAAGGTGATATTGTACAACTAGACTATATTACAACGAGTGGAAAACACCGCATAGGACTTTCATTTGAGGTTAAATGGTGTACCCAAGAAGGATGCTGGGTCGGATGGGATGGCTTTGTAGAAAACACTCTTCAACAGACACGCAAAATGTTTGTAGTTAAAGGTAATATCCATGACAATCCCGAACTATTGAAAGGAGAAGCAGAATGACTTACCAACTACGTGATTACCAACAGAAAGCCTCTGATGCTGCTGTTTCTTTCTTCAACAACAAGGCGAAGAAAACAAATGCCATTATGGTCTTGCCTACGGGTTCGGGAAAGAGCCTTATCATAGCGGATATAGCTGCAAGGCTTGACGGACATACCTTAGTGTTCCAGCCGAGTAAAGAAATTTTGGAGCAAAATTTCAAGAAACTCTGTTCATACGGCATTCTTGATTGCAGCATCTATTCGGCTTCATTCAATTCAAAGGAAATAAACCGAATAACATTCGCCACCATCGGCAGTGTGAAGAATCATCCCGAACTGTTCACCCACTTCAAGAACATCATCGTGGACGAATGCCATCTTGTTAACCCCAAAGAGGGAATGTACAAGGATTTTTTTGATGCAGTGAAGTGCAAGGTTCTTGGCTTGACGGCAACTCCTTATAGATTGTCTTCCTCACGTGACTTCGGCTCCATGCTGAAATTCATCACCCGGACAAAGCCTCATGTCTTTTCAGAGGTCATTTACCATGTACAGGTATCAACTCTCTTAGATATGGGATATTTGGCAAAGTTGAATTATTATCCGATGAATCCTTCGGGATGGAATGAACTCAACTTACGGGTGAACACTACTGGTGCCGACTATACGGATAAATCAATCCAAAAGGAATATGAACGAATCGACTTTTACAGTTATCTCGTCCATATCGTCCAAAGGCTGATGAATCCAAAAGCTGGAGGTAAACGAAAGGGAATACTGGTATTTACCCGGTTCTTGAAAGAAGCCGAACAGCTTACGTGGTCCATTCCCGGATGCGCTATTGTTTCGGGTGATACTCCCAAATCTACTCGTGAAAGAATCCTTGCTGCGTTCAAATCTGGTGAAATCCCGGTCGTTGCCAATGTCGGAGTTCTGACTACTGGTTTTGATTATCCCGAGCTTGATACGGTTGTTATGGCCCGTCCTACGATGTCACTTGCTATGTGGTATCAGATAGTTGGTCGGGCTATTCGTCCACATCCCCAGAAAGAGGTTGGATGGATTGTAGATTTATGTGGAAACATCAAACGCTTCGGTGAAGTATCTGATTTAAGGCTTGTTGATGGAAGCAATGGCAAATGGGCCGTTTACTCCAAAGGTAGACAACTAACTAATGTGAGATTCTAATATGAAAAGTATAAAAGAAGTAATTAAGGACATTGAGCATATACCGAAGTGTCCGAGAAGTGGAGAATATATCTGTATTACCTAATAAAATGTTTGTATGGCACGAATAAGAACAATCAAACCTGAATTTTGGGAAGATACAAAAATAGGGCGTATAACAAGGGATGCAAGACTAATTTTAATATTTCTATGGTATTCATCTGATAATGACAACAAGTCTAACTACACATTAGATTTTGTAAAAAAGGGAGCTAATTTGCACAGGTACGGAAAAATTATTCATGAGAAAGTCATACAAGAATTATCAGATAATGGATTAGTCGAAATATTAGATAGCAAATATCTAAAGTTAATACCAAGAAATATTCTAGGTATAAGGCGTTCAGATAGATTCGATGTACAAGACTGGGGAGAGTGGAAGAAAATTAGTGAGATTGTCTTTAAAAGGGATAATTATACTTGTTTCTATTGCGGACGGTCTGATTGTAAAATGGAGATAGACCATTTGTTGCCTGTATCAAGAGGCGGAAGTGATAATATTTCTAATTTGGTTACTTCATGCAGAAGATGCAATGCGCAGAAGCATGATAAAACTTTAGACGAATTTTTGGAATGGAGGAAATGCAATGAGAGATAGTTTTATTTTTTATAGAAGTTTCTATGAAGCAATAAAGGATCTGCCGAGAGATATTCAGGGTGAGATTTACACGGCTATAATGGAGTATAGCCTATATGGTAATGAAACTGAGAATCTAAAGCCGGTCGCTCGTAGTATCTTCACTTTGATAAAACCTCAAATTGATGTCAATAACAAACGTTTTGACAATGGATGTAAGGGTGGAAGACCAAAACCAAACGATAACCAAGAAGAAACCAAGCCAAAACCAAACGATAACCAAGAAGAAACCAAGCCAAAACCTAATTATAATGATAATAAGAATAAGAATGTAAATGAATATATCCCCCCTATAATCCCCCAAGGGGATGTAGCACATTCAGACGAGCATCATGAAACGATAGATTATAATGCTCTTATGAATACATTCAATAGGATGTTTGAAAACAAACTCCCTAGAATATCATCTATGACGGATAAGAGGAAGAAATCTGTAAAAGCAAGGGCTTCCGAACACGGGAAAACATCCATTATTGATGTTTTCAACAACGTGGCCCAGTCTGCATTTCTTCTAGGACGCAATAACCAAAATTGGAGATGTGATTTTGATTGGATATTTAAACCGACAAATTTCATAAAAATATTGGAAGGAAACTATAATGGGACAAGACTTAGTAAAAATCAACAGGATAGCGAGCAGCGAAAACGTGATTCAGTTCTTGCAGTCGCTACAACCGTCAGAGAAGCTGCCGCAAAAAAGAGAAAGGAACTTGAAGCAGAGGGCATTATTGACCAAATACCCTGATCCGGCACAATTTATTCTTGATTACAACCCTGATTTGCAATTCAAACTTGTCAGATGTAATGCAACTCATTCAGAACTGGCATTGAATGACAGTATTCCAAGCTTAGGGTTATTGTCTTCCACTTACGGAGATGAAACCCCGATAGAATGGCTAAAGATACAGTTTGGTTCACTGAACGACTTTGCGGAGGTATCGACTAAGATAGCAAAAGAACAACTCTCTGAACTATCGGAGATATTTCTTTCGGAGTATTACTACATCAATACCGCTGAGATTTGCTTTTTTATTGCACGATTCAAGGCTGGCAAGTATGGAAGATTTTACGGAGCAATAGACCCCATGAAAATAACAAGTGCGATGTTAGACTACATATCCGAACGAAGAAAGGATATTGAGCGTAAAGAAAGGGAAGAATACAGAATGCAGCGTGAGAAAGAGATAGAAGAACGTGGGAATAACAGGATCTCTTATGCTGAATATCAAGAGTTGAAACGCCGGGCGGAATCCGGAGATGAAAAAGCCAGAAAAATGCTAATGTCCTCATGAAAGTAACTATCTACTGGGAGAACAAGTCTACTCCTGTTATCCGTAAGAGAATCTGTGATCGATTTGGCATTCCTCACTATATATCTGTAAATGGTGAGACTCAGGCAGAAATAAGTGAAGAAAATATGTCGGATCTGATAGAGTTGGTTAAACGAGGCTTTATAAGCTTAAGAAATAAATAAATCATGTTAGTAGGAACAACAAATCTTAATACGACGCTCAATATGGCATACGTCCTGACCGACGTCGTGGAAACGCTTCTCTACGATTTGAGAAGTGAAATGGGAAAACAAGGCTATGAATTGCGTCATGATGCAAAACGCAACTTCAACACTGCGATTTCCGCCATCCGAAGGCTAAAACAGGATGTTGACAAGACGTAATTATCCACACAGGAAAACTTCGGAAATGACTCTGATTGTCTTCTTGCCTTCATTAAATTGTTAATAGATCGCTGCGGTGATGATGAGAAGAAGATGTTCGAGTTTTATAATTATATCAAACGGTTCCCGTCGCAACTCGGCTTGGAACTGTCTGATGAAAAGTGTGTGTTTGCGCATATTTTCGAGAATAAATAACCATCAAAACAATACAATATGGAGATATTTAATACTCTTCTAACACCTGAATATTGTCCACCTTTATTTATTCCGGAGGAATTAAATAATCGTCTGAGTTCCGCGAAATTTCAGGAAAATTATCTTTTACTGTTCCAGGTATATTCCCTTGTATAGCATATTCCTTGATTTTGATAGCAGGTTCTGTGTCGTTTTCATGGTCTTCTTTACGGTACAGGATGGGGATGGCTTCCGATTGATAAGGCTCTTGTTTATTTTCGACCGCATATCTTACTTCATACGCCTCTTCGAAAGGGGTAATTAAAAAGAACTGGATAGATGCAGAAGAAAAGTACAAGGGATTTTGTGTTATTTTACCGGGTAATACGGGGATAGTTTCTCCTTGTCTTATAGAAATGTAATTGTCTTTTTTTTGGGGGGGGATATGGTTATATCACAATGATATTGGCCAGTCTGTACGATGATACGGTAAATACTTATGGGATAAGAAAGGTTTTTAACTAATATCTTCATACCCCATATTTCATCATGTTTCAATATAATTTGGATTTTGGGATATATGGTATTCCCGGCTTGAATACGAGCTATTTCATATTGACGTGCAAACGTGTTCGCCATCTGAGACAAACTACCAATCTGTTTCTGTGTTCCTTTTTGGCTTTTTATCACATAAATAAAACTCCCTGCGGTCGCTAATGACCCAAGGGCTGTAATACAATTAATAATAATTTCAAAATTAGACATTGCAAAATATTCTAAATTATTTAGCAACAAATATATAAATGATATATGATATGACAAAATTCAACATCCATGCCTACAATGATATATCATAAATTTTAGTGTCAACAAAATTTTTATCATTGAGGAAGATTCAATGAATAAGTAAATTCTAAATAAACATGAACGAGAAAGAATTTTTTTCTTTATGGTATATGTAGAAGGTGAACATATCCCGGCATATAAACACAGCGATCTGACAAGCGCCGAGACAGAGGCTAAACGATTAGCAAAGTCTTTGAATAGAAAGGCTTATGTTTTTTTATTTTATCAAATCTTTTGAAGTAAATAAGTTTATAGTTATAGATTGCCGTCCAGTGTTTGGTGATGATCTTCCGTTTTTAATCAAATCAAGATAGATATGAACAAGATTAAATGTAATTGCAATAGTCCACATTGTAAGGAATGTGAAAACAGAAGAATTGTAGAAACAGGGGTTAAAATGGTTTTAGAAGCTAACGAACTTTCTCTCGATTTGCGAGAGAAAGCGCAACATTTAGAAAAACGTCCTACAATAAAAGAAGTTCCCGACTTCAATAAGCATGGTCAATTTTATGGTTTTGATTAACTAATAACAGTATAATAATGAATAAAATAGACTTAAACGCCCTCCGTGATAGGGCATACAAAATCGCTTGTGAACATGGTTTTCACAATGAAGTATTGAGTAACGAACATTGCTTTTGTCTTGTCATAAGTGAGTTAATGGAAGCTGTGGAAGCAGACAGAAAAAGTAGACACTTTGATAAAGAAAAGTATAAGACCGGTGAATATAGCGAGTGTCAAGGGTGGCTAACAAATGAAGAAAAGTTTATCAACGTATTCAATAGATATATCAAAGATACCATCGAGGATGAACTTGCCGATGCAGTTATTCGTCTATTTGACTTTGCAGGTCTGCGAAATATTTCTCTTGAAATTGCAACTAAAGATATAGGTGATTGCATCGATGATATGGCAGAATCCTGCAAAGACGAAACATTCACAGAGTCCATTTATGCCATATCTACACTTCCTGTGAGGTATGATGGCTTATATGACTTACATACTACCATTAACGATATGGTACTGTCTATCTTCGGACTTGCCAAACATCTTGAAATTGACCTACTTTGGCATATTGAGCAGAAGATGAAGTATAATAAACTCCGTGAGAAGATGCATGGGAAGAAGTATTAATCTTCAAAACAGTATAGAAAGGAGCTAAATCATGGCAAAGACAACAACATTCAAGACTCTTATTACAGGTGATATATTCCGATTTTCGGATGAAGAAACTGTTTATCTTGTATGCTACAACAAGAATTTCATTATAGGAAATAATGTGATTGAAGAGGTTGAAAGACCAAATATTAGGCAAAATATCACTCCATTTATGATGGATAGAGAAGTTGTAAAATTCCTTGATGATGAAGTTACCCATGTTTAACGTAAAACAGAATAAAAATGAATGAATCGGTAGATATATTTGGAAATAAGGTAGTTTCCATAAAACCATCATTAAGCAAAGAAAAAGAAAAGACGCTTTTTGATGACTACGAAAACTTTGTGGATAAATTTAAAACAAAGAAAACTACAGATGATTGCTACACTCCACCTGAGGTTTATAATTGCATTTTGAGATACGTTTCAGAAAAATGTAATATAAGAGGCGCGGAAATAGTACGTCCATTCTATCCGGGTGGGGATTATGAAAATTGTGAATACCCGGATGGATGTATCGTTGTCGATAATCCTCCTTTCTCTATTCTTTCACAGATAGCAAAGTTTTATATAGAAAAAGATATTAAATTCTTTCTGTTCGCTCCACACCTGACATTATTCTCCGCAAGGGCTGAATATTGTCGAATAGTAGTTGGAGCATCAATCATCTATGAAAATGGAGCGATTGTAAAAACATCGTTCATATCCAATTTATTCGATGATGTTATGGTAATGTCTGATCCGTTTCTTTACAGAGAGCTCGAAAGAATAAACGAATTGAAAAAGGTGAATCTTCCAAGGTATAAGTATCCAAACAGCGTTCTAACTGTTTCAGCCATGCAATGGTGCGTAGAACGTGGTGTTTCAATGCGATTTAAGAAAGAGGATATCTACCACATTAGGGGACTTGACAGCCAAAAGCCACATAAGAAATCTATATTCGGTTCAGGATTCCTTCTTTCAGAAAAGGCGGCAACAGAGAAGGCGGCGGCGGAAAAGGCGGCGGCGGAAGAGGATAATATTATAATTTGGGAACTGTCTGAAAGAGAGATGGAAATTATAAAATCACTGGGTGAATAACCCTCAATATACTCAAAAAAATAAAGAAATGAGCGAACTTTATATACCCGTTGAACGCCCTACGAGGAATCCTATAAACGGCAGATTCTTAAAAGGCATTGCTCCTCACAATAAAGGGAAAGCAATGAAGTATCATTCCCTAAAGACCAAACGTAGAAGTCTGAAAAATTTAGAGAAAGGACGCGGTTCCTGGCATAAAACAGGTGCAGGTCTAAATCGTAAAAGTGTAGTTGCCATTAAAGACGGAAAGTTATGCGGCGTATTCCCTTCCATTCAGGATGCAGGGAAAGCGACAGGTGTTAATCCGGCTCTGATCAGCTGTATCTGCAATAAAAAGCCGGGCAGGCATAAAGCTGGCGGTTTTGAATGGTTCTTTGAAAATGATGCTACCTGGTGTGATTTAATACTTAAAAACGATGGATAATAACAGACAGCATATACTGACTAATTATATTTCTTACCTGTATACCACAGGTAGAAGTTATGATACTATTGGCAAGCATATCAAGTATGTAGCGGCTTTCCTTGAGAGCACTGAAGAGGTCAACCGTCGCGGCTATTTGAGTTATAAGCGTAAAAACGCTGATGTCATGGCGCGTTATCCATTAATGTGTTCAGCCATTTGCGATCTGTTGTCTTATCTTAAAATCGGATATGGCCGCAGGGAAAAGACGGTAAAGCCATTGGAGAAACTTGACTCCATTTCAGAGAAGAACAAGAAGATGTTGAATGATTTTATAGTATGGCTGACTGATAATAATGATTATTCCCCGCATACGGTTGATTTATACCATACCTCTATGAAGAAATACTTCGAATATGCGAATGAGGTCAATATGGATAATTGCAGGAGATTCATAAAGATGCTTGAGGAGGAAAAATTCGCTCCCGCTACTATCCGGTTGCGGATTACGGCCATTGAAAGATTTTCCAAGTGGATGAAGAAACCTGTCGAGCTCAAGCGTCCCAAGATGAAGCGTAAGCTGGACACAAATAATGTTCCTACAGAGGACGAATATAACCGTTTACTGGAATACTTGAAGACTAAATCCAACAAAGATTATTACTTTTTTATCAGGGTTTTAGGTACAACTGGTGCCCGTCTGTCGGAGTTTCTGCAATTCACGTGGGAAGACATTATATCCGGGGAAGTGACATTAAAAGGAAAGGGTAACAAGTACCGTCGCTTTTTCTTTCAAAGACAGCTACAGCAGGAAGTGAAGGCTTATGTGAAAGAATACGGTAAGACCGGGCTTCTTGCGGTTGGCAGATTTGGCCCCATGACACAACGTGGACTGTCTCAGGGTATGAAGGCTTGGGGCAATTGCTGCGGCATTGACAAGAAGAAGATGCACCCCCATGCTTTCCGTCACTTCTTCGCGAAGATGTTTCTTAAGAAAAACAAGGATGTGATTCAGCTGGCTGATCTTTTAGGTCATGGCAGCGTAGACACAACAAGAATTTATTTACAAAAAAGTTATGACGAACAAAAAAGAGACTTTAATAAAAACGTTACGTGGTAGTGTTGATCAGTTGAACAGACTGGAGGACATGATGGACGGATTAACCGTTATGGACGAAACAGACCACGTAGATAACGATTTTCTGATGGAAATGCTTACCTGCGTCAACGCATTTATGGACGCGAGTAATAAGGTCATATCAAAGGTATCATCATTGCTCGCCCCTGATGCCCCCATGGACAAAAAAGGGGAACAATCCGATGAAGGTAAGAAATGGAGTGTGGAAGAGATACTGAGGCATTGCACGCTTGAGAATAACATCCTCAAGCTTCCACAAGTGCAATTCAATAAGAAATCTTATGCCGAAGCCAAAAAGTGGATAGAGGAAGCGGGCGGTTCCTGGCAAGGTGGGAAAGTACAGGGCTTTACATTCCCGTTCAATGCCGAGCGCGTCTTCTCTATCCTCAAAGATGGGAAGCGCTGTAATCTTCAACAGGAATATCAGTTCTTTGAAACTCCGGATAGTGTTGCAGACTGGCTGATTATGCTTGCCGGAGGGATACATGAAGATGATACGGTATTGGAACCGAGCGCCGGTCGTGGTGCGCTTATCAAGGCTATTCATCGGGCATGTCCTTCCGTTATGGTTGAATGTTATGAACTGATGCCTGAAAACAGGGAGTTTCTACATTCGCTGGGCAATGTGATACTACTTGGAGAAGATTTTGCGAAAGATAGCGTGGGCAGCTATAGCAAGATAATCGCCAATCCTCCATTCGCAAACAATCAGGATATAGATCATGTAAGGCTTATGTATGATCGGTTGGAAGAAGGCGGTACTCTTGCAGTCATTACCAGTCCACATTGGAAATTTGCTTCTGAAAAGAAGTGTGATGTCTTCCGTCGATGGATTGATGAAGTACACGGGCAAGTATTTGAAATTGGCGCAGGTGAGTTTAAAGAGAGCGGAACAAGTATAAGTACAATGGCAATAGTTATAAAGAAATAATTCAAATCAGTTTAGAAATGAAGATAATAGCCAAACAAGATTCAGAAGGTGAGATCCTGAAACAACAGAACAAACTTCTTCTGCGAGATTATGAAAGAGCGGTCGCATCCGGTTGCTTTCAAGGTACACTTGAAGAATTTAAAGAATTTAGGGAAGTTGGCTGCTGGGGACTTACCAGCATGAACAGGGACGATTTTTCAGACTTTTCCCAAATTCCTAATGACTTAGGATGTGGTGTTAACGGCGCTTCAGGTTCTTTGGGTGTAAGTTCCGGATCTGCATTTATTCTTGTTCCCCGAGAATGTAAGTATTGTAAGGTGGCTTCTTTTCCTACCCTTAAGGAGGCAGAATGCTTTGTTTCAGAGAATCCCAGAATGACTGATGTCGAAATTATCACAGAATGTGAATTTGTAAAAGCATGGAATGATAGGTTTTATCCGTTGAACCGATTATAAATACTCAAGTAATTATGATAGAAATATTAGAATTTATCTTTCAGAGTTTCTGGCATTGGTTAGGTACCGTAATACTTATAGCTGTCATTCCTGTGCCGTTTGGAAGCACTCGAACTCTGTTACGTATAAAAAGACATACAAAAAGCAGAACTGATAAGAAATGAATAAGAAAAAACATGTTTTGGATTGGTACGAAGAAAATACTCCCCAAAACGAAAAAGAATATGACGAAGGTTGTTTAATTGCTTTCGCCATAGTTGGGATTACTTTTCTTGCATTTGTTGCTGGAATTTTATTTATCGGAATTTAAAACTGAAGAAGAAATGAAAACATTATTAATTTATAACGGAATTGATCATCCTTTAAAATATGCTATTTTAGAAGGAGATTATTCTGGCCTCAATGGGACATGTATTAATTCCTACGATGAAGATGAAAACAAAGTAAAGAAAGCATGTCTTCTTTTGTATGATTATTAAGGAAATTTCTTGATTAACTTTTCTGAGGATATTTCTTTGGTAGAAAATAAAAATTGGGATAAAGTCGCTATCATAACATTTATCCCATAATTAAATAGTAGACAATTATGAAACAAGAATCAAGCGCAATCAATCCGTATAACGGAATGTTTGGACAACAGGGGTGGATTTGTCCGAAGTGTGGAAGGGTATACTCACCGTTTACTCAAATGTGTTTGTATTGCAAACCCAGTAACACAACAGCTATTTCTAATCTTGGCGACATTTCTAATACAACAGCCAATGAAGAAAAATTAAAAGAAAACCGTAAAACAGAGTAATATGAAACAGACAGTAGAAGAAGCAGCAAGAGAAAATATTCTGTTTAATCACAGAACAGCTGATCGCACTTTATCAGGTAAGAACTTGGCACAATTTGGGGAGATTAATTTCATTCAAGGTGCTGAATGGCAATCAAATCAATCACCTTGGATAAGTGTGAAAGAGAAGGCTGGTTGCGATTCATCGAATGATTGTATTGTAATGGATAGTGATGGTGAGGTATTTAGAGCATGTTTCATCAGAAACAAGTGGCTGAAATATAATCGCGGGTATTATGTGATAGACAATGTGACTCACTGGATGCCTATCCCTTCTTTCGATGAAATACTGGAAGCTAATAGGGATGTATTAGAACGGATTAAAGAAAAGGAGGTGAATCATGGATAGCGTACAGACACAAACCTTTGCTATCAAAGGGAATGACGATGCTATGGCATATATTGATTTTTGTGATGGAGATTTATGTATTTCTGTTGTAGTAGATGGTAAACAAGCGGACTTTGCTTTTGAGCCTGTTACTTTGAAGATGTTTGCCTATGCTTATAATTTGCATTGTGAAGAATATGAAAAGAAGAAAGGATAAATAACGATGGCATCAAAACAAGTATTATCAATAGAACAGATGAAACATTTGCAGGAACTTGGATTAGATACAAGTAATGCAACCCTAACTTGGATATTATACCCTGCTAGTATAAGAGGGGATGTAATACCAACGTTGAAAATGTGGCGTTGGGAACAAATAAAAGATGAACAAAAAAAAGTTTGTGTGCCGGCATTTACCTTGCAAGACATTCTCGACAAGCTACCACATTATTTAAAACCAATGATATCTGAAAAGATTTTATATGCATGGGTGCTTGAAAGAAATACTATAGCATACCGTAACGTAGAGGATGTTAATGATTGTCTCAAACTTTTTATTGACAATACATTGATTGACGCAGCTTATGAAATGCTTTGTTGGTGCATCGAAAACGGATATATTAAAGAACTTAAAAACAAATAACTATGGGATTTACAACACCCTGTTTTATTAGGAAAAATACGGAGGAACTTCGTAAGAGATTAGAAGAATTGGGGTATATCAAAAATTCTCCTGTCTGGACAGATGATTGCCATATAATATGGGCTTATCAATATTCCCATGAAAAGGGTTTTGACATTCCTCATTATGTGATAGCAAATGCTTTTGATATTCCTTTTGATAAACATAGCCTCTTATGCGGGAAATTTATTGATTGTGGAGTCGAAGAGGATTTGTTTCTTGCTATAGCCGCATTGAGGGACGATAGTAACTACATGCAGTGGTTTATAACAGATTCCCCTCTTAGCGTTTCTTATGACGATTCTATTGGTAACGATCATTATTTCACAGAACCCAAAGGCAGTATGTTCTTTTGGGATGAAAATTGGAATCATGCCACTATTATTTCAGGAAGTTATCACAAGGCTACGGTAGAAGAACTTATTAATCATTTTAAATAAGAGGAAGAAAAATGAATAGAGATCACAATAAATCCCTTTGCATGAAAAGATTGTTGAATTTACAACAAGACCATTTTAATAAACTCATAATAAGTGAAGTTGCTGACTTGGCTTATTGTAATGGATATAACACGGTGCTTATTGCGGCAGAAAAGGTTTTGAGTGAGGAGGATTATTTCAAGATTGTAAAACAATTAAAGAAGGAGGTATAAGATATGAATCGTACAATAAAATTCAGAGGGAAAACGGTTAATGGCAATAAATGGGTATATGGAGATTTGCTTCATATTGCTGGAGGATGTGTTATATATCATGGTTCTCAAAAAGATTGTGAGATTACTACCGGCAAGCATGTTGCCGTTGAGTTGCTTCATGATGAAATCTCTGTTGTTGTCCCAGAGACCGTCGGGCAATTTACTGGTTTATTCGACAAAAATGGAAAGGAGATATACGAAGGTGATATACTTCTTGTAAAAGATGAAACAGACCAAGAAGATCCTGGTGAATGCTATGAAGTTGGATTAAAAAAAGGATGTTTTGGGTACATTTCAAAATATGGAGGCAAATTACTTTCATTTTGTGACTATGAAATAGAAGAATATATTGTTGGTAACATTTCTGATAATCCAGAGTTGATGAAGGAGGAATAACGATGAAAGGAAAGATATATAAAGTATCAATACGAAAGGTATCGTTTATGATAGGGTGGTTCCCACATGCGGATAAATGGTACCACAAACTACAGATTATCTATTAATCAAGTTTTTATATTAGGAGAAAAATAATTATATTTGTAATGTGTATTATGTTATACATAACTCAGACTAACGAAAAGACATGAAGCTAAGACCTAAACAAGAAAAATTCTGTAATCTTTATATTGAGACCAGTAATGCTTCTGAAGCATATAGAAAGGTATATTCGTGCAAAGGCTCCAGTGATAAAACTGTATGGGAGGCAGCATCTAAGTTGGTTTCAAAGCTGTCTCCCAGAATACAGGAGCTCCAAAGTGAATTAAGAAAGAAGTCAAATATTACTAAGGATCGCGTACTTGAGGAATTGCGGTGTATTGCATTTGCTGATATCCGTGATTTCCTGAGTATAAGAAATGGTATGGTGATATTTAAAGATTCATCCGAATGGACTGAAGAAATGGCGCGTGCAGTAGAAAGTGTTAAAGTTACCAAGGAGGGGATTGAATTAAAGTTGAATGGTAAGAGTTGGAGCATATCTCGTATTTGCAAGATGCTGGGATATGATGAACCGACAGAAGTTAATATAAAACAAATGTTGCTTGACATTGATACGGGGACGGGGGATTAATGGAAAAGGTATCTATTAGTTATAGAAAGTTTAATCCAAATTTTCATCATCTTAGGGAAGCTATGAAAGATGATGATATAAGGTTTATCTTCCTCTATGGAGGTTCTTCATCGGCAAAGTCTTTTTCTGTAGCTCAGGCTATGTTGATAGAATGTCTTTCAGGGGGTAATAATACGCTTGTATTTAGAAAAGTAGGTTCTTCTATTGCTGATAGTATTTATAAGACTTTTCAGGAGGCGGTAAGGTCCCTTGGAGTATATAGACTATTCTCGTTTAGAGAGAATAAGATTATTTGTTTTAACGGGTCCTACATAACATTTAAGGGATTGGATGATTCTGAGAAAATAAAAGGATTGGAGAGTTATAAATATGTTGTCTGTGAAGAATTGTCAGAGTTTAAAGAAGAAGATTTCAAACAGATAAAGAAGCGTCTTAGAGGCCGGAAAGGACAGAAAATCATTTCAATGTTTAATCCAATTGAGGAAGAGTGTTGGATTAAAAAAAATGTATTTGATAAAGAGCAGTTAAAAGAAGAGTCAAATGACTTGTATGGTATATTGAGAGACAATGAAACAAAGAAGATTCTTCCTAAAGAATTCTCAATGATTGCTAGAAAATGGAAAAATACAGAAAGGCTTTTGAGAAATCCTAGAACGGGAATTGAGGAAGTTCATGCTCCGGATACAGTTATAATGCAATCAACTTACCTCAATAATTTTTGGGTAGTTGGCAGTCCGGACGGGCAATATGGATTTTATGACCGGCAGGCGGTTGCTGATTTTGATAAGGATAGGACAAGAGATTATAATTACTATCGTATATATGCGCTTGGGGAATGGGGTAAAATAAAGACAGGTGGAGAGTTTTTGCATGCATTTGATTCTGGTAAGCATAAGAAGATATGTCCTGTAACAGAAGGAATTCCTTTGCATATTTCTGTTGATAATAATGTTCTCCCATATATCAGTGTATCAATATGGCAAAATGAAGAATTGGAGTTAAGGCAAGTTCATGAAATCTGTGCTGAAGATCCGTTTAATACAGTAACTAAAGCAGCCGAGTTGACACGTACATGGCTGGAAGGAATCGGATATAACGATGTGGTATATTTGCATGGAGATGCGAGTACCAGAAGCGGAAATACTATTGATGATGAAAAGAGATCTTTTCTGGATAAATTTATAGATGTGTTGGAAGAAACTTTTCGGGTGGTTGATATGGTCCCTAAAAAGAACCCTCCTGTTGCTATGTCGGGAGAGTTTGTGAATGCTTTATTAGAGGGTTTCCATGGAATATCTGTGTCTATTGATGAATCATGTAAGAAGTCTATACAAGATTACGAGAATGTAAAGAAAGACACTAATGGAGGAATATTAAAAGCTCGGATTAAGGACAAGATAACAAAACAGAGTTACGAGGAGTTTGGCCATTTAACAGACTGTTTCCGTTATGCGTGTACAGATATATTCCGGGAACAGTTTTTATCATATTCAATGGCTAGGAAGAGAAATACACATAAGAAAGAAAATATGAAATATTATAATGTAGGAATAGCAATAGAAGGAGATTCTATAGTCTATATCATGCCAGATTGCAATGGTAAGTTTATAATGATACATGCAGTCTATGGAACTGAGGTCTTTATCGACGGAGTTTTATTTAGAGATGGATTTGATGCCGGATTAATGGAAGAGAAACTCAAAGAATGGGCACCTGTCAGTACTGTTTTTGAAAGTCATAAATCATATTTCCAATTTGCAAGAGATGTGCGGGAATGGATGGATAATGTGCGGGCTACCAGCTTATATGCGAATATGGACCAAAGAATATCTGCAAATGAAGAATTTATAAAAGAGAGATTTAAATTTAGAAGTGATTATGATGATTATCCTGAATATCTTTCTTTTATGGATTCAGTGATGGATTATAATGGTAAAGAGAGCTATGAAGGGATTAATTGCCTGAGTGCTTTGGCTTCGGTAGTTGCAAGAACAATTAGGAATAATCAGTAATTGTTTGATCTGCCGGTTCTCTCTCTACTCTCAGGAAACGTATAAATAGGATATATCCCTTTACACGCTTTCTGAGCCGGTTCACGTCAGAAGTTCCGGCCCCTTATGAACCTTCCTCTTATTAGTTCTGTTCTATATGATAATAGATGTGATTTAGCTGATAATCATGTTGATATTAGTTAAAAACATAGCTTTGGTGGTAAAAATAGTGATGATTTAGCGTGAGATACTGACTGATTGCTTATATTTGCAACATAATAACACTACAATGTAGCGTAATTATATTTATAGATTATGAAAGCTTCTACCTATACACAAAAAACATTGGTAATAGAGAATCCTTCCAAAGGACTATTAGACTTTGTAAATAAGCTGAGAGATAGGAAATTATCTCAGCAGGAAAAATTACGCAATAAAAAGGACTGCACTATAAAAATTAATGCATAAATTTATTAGATGGATATTTCCGTTTTTGTGAGTTTAAAATTAGATGATAAACATGAATGAATTATACGAAAAATCTGATTTAAATATAGATGCAGCTGAAAAATTGTATAATCATTGCCTTTATGATTCAGTATGTCATCCTGCATATTATTCATGTTTACAATTAATGAGTCATAAATTAATTAAAAAAGGAATGTCTCTGTCAGATCAAGCCAGTTTATGTAGTACTAAGTATTTTGGGCATTCACATAAATGTTTAATAGAAGAAACATGTAAACGTCTGAAATTTGACAAGTGTAGGGATGAACAAGATTATCGTAATGGAGTTAAGCAATTAAAGGAAAAAAGAGAGTCTTCCGATTATAAAGAGGAAAGGATTTCGAGGGAAGCAAGTGAAGCTTGTATTAAATTGGCGAAGGAAATAAGACAAAAATTAAATTCAATATAATTATGGATGAAAGAATACAAAAAATCAAGTCATTTTTGAACAAAATGAATGAAAAGTTTCCCATTTTAAAATTTAAATGTGGTTATGCTTTTTCAAACTATCATACTTATATTGTTGAAGTTGAACCATTGTCAGAATTTAGAGACAATGAAGAATATGCCTACCATGAACTGGTTTTCTGTAAAGAATTTGAGTGCTTGCACAATGATTATGATATAATTTTTGTATCAGATGATGGGTTGTGTAAAGTTGACCAAATACTTTTAGAGGTAGGATATGATAATCCTGTACGATATGAAACTAACAATGAAGAAGTATTTTATATACGTTTGGATTGTTGGTTACAAGGGGAAAATTACGCTTTAGCAGCATAAAATATGAAAGAAGTTGAAGTTTATAAATCAGATTTTAGATTAGATAATTATCTAATAAAAGAGTCTTCATTAAAAATAAAAGGTGGAATTGAAAAAGATAATACCTTATCCATTGACATAAATCCTAGTGGAATAAAGAGGAAAGATAAGTTTACTTTGACGCTAGAATTGGAAGTTAAGGATGAGAAAGAACTTTTTTACGCTAAGTTAATAATAGATGCTTATTTTCTATTTAGAGAGAGTATTCCTATGGAAAGATTAGGAGCTTTTTTTACGATGAATGCTCCTGCAATTATATTTCCTTATATACGAGGGTATATTTCAATGCTAACATCCTTATCCGGATGTGGTACCGTATTACTTCCAACTTTAAACTTGACTAGTATGGGGGAAAAACTTGCCCAAAATATAAAAGAGGTAAAAGAATAAATGGAAGAGAAGTATAGGCTTTCAAACATAACAGAACTGATCAACTGGGGAAAGCAATTGCTTGTTTCTGGGAAATATCCGAATGAACTCCAATTGGATAAAGCCTCCAAGATAGTAGACTGCAAATACTATATTGAGTCTATGACAATGATGATCGGGGCCCAGTGGGAAAACCCTACATACTATCCGTGCATTGATCAGTTTTACAGGTTTAGGGAGGTAATAGAAAAAATGGATAAGGCAGCCGAGTAAGCTGCCTTTTTGTTCTATTTTTCATGTGGTAAAATTATAACTTCCGTGATTTTTCTGACTAAGTGCCAAAATTCGGTTCTATTTTTAAGATTCTATAAATAAAGGGAGAGTCTGTTTTGCTCTCCCTTCATCATATTTATCGTCCTGTTTTCTCTATTTTCATGAACACATTTCGCTTGCTTTTTGTTTCAGCCTGCTTTGTCCGTTCATTGAGGATAAGTTTGAGTTCATTGAGTTCCTTGTGCATTCTAAGTATGTCATCTGTAAGTGATACGACACGGCTCAGCAATACCATGTCCATATTGGTATATTTTGAAGTTTCCATATAGCTTTTTATTTAGAATTTCATTTAGATTAATTTCGTTTCCTTCGTCGAGATCCCAGGAGCCGTATTGCTCCCGGGGTGTTCATCCCCTAACAGAGATGTTCGCCTGATTGGTAGTCGAAGCGTTATATATAATCAATCGTTGTAGAAGAATGATTCTCCTTTCTTCCGTGTGAGCCTGTAACCTGTGTACAGACAAACCAATATTAATATAATCTCTATCATAATTCTAAGGTGTTAGAGGTCTGCTCACCTTATAAACAAGGTGAGCAAAACAGAAATAATATGTGGTTAATTATTATGCAGCGGGTTCGAATTCTCCTTTAATCTGCTTAATTGCTTTCTTGACGTTCCATCCACATTCGTTCAAGGCATGGATGAAACGTATACCCTTAGTGGTCCATACTGTGTAAACGCTGGTTCCTATGGAGCCGTCGTTACGGGTATATGTTTGCGTCCTTGTAGCATGAAGTCCCCAAGTAGAGAAAGGAGAATATAGTAACCATTGACCGGACTGTTTGTAAAGGATACCTATTTCTTTCATCTTCCTGTGAAGTTTCTCCGCATCCATACCTATTTGCTTAGCCACCTGTGTGGAGGTAAGCGTGTTGACCGATTGCAAATGGTTATCGTAGTAGTTAACTTTCGGAGCGGATTCTTTGATTTCCTTCTCTTGTAATTCGATAGTGATTTGCTTTTGTTGGACTTCTAAAGCCAAACGTTCTTTCTCTTCTTCCGATGATACTAATGCTTTCAGTGCCTCTAAGTAGTTTTTCGGAGTTTGAGGTTTGCGTTTCTCCATTTCAAGTGATTCCCATCTATCGATGATTTTTTCACGGAGTATCGCGTCATAACCAGAAGCTAAAATTAAACACCCCTTCTTAGTGAGTTCGAAGCAAGGGAGTTGTTTATATCCTCCTCTTGGCTGTGGCTGCTTGTAGGATGTCTCCACAAAATTGTGGGCAGATACTCCTTGTTTAAGTAAGTTCCTGATGTCTCGTAAAATAGCATCATGTCTTTTCCCTGTAAGTTCCGCAATTTCAAGTGAACTCATTCTATCCGTATCGTGGATTAACGTCGCCATCAAACTACTATTATTTGTTTGATTTTGATTGTTAGGATTACTGTTAAGCATAAACAATAAAAAAGAGGTACTACCATCTTTCCCGCTGCTTAACACATTCCCAACAAATGCTGACATTCCATTACAGTTTGCCACGGGGGTATAGTAATACCTCAAATATTTTAAGTACAAGCATAAAAAATGCTCGCATGATTAATGCAAGCTCCGCTTGCATTTGTTAGGATTATAAATATGTTAAGCACTGCAAAGATAGATATTTTAGTTGAATACAAAAAAATAATTCGGATAAAACTTGGTAAGTATGTATCTATTTAATTATTTTGCACAATATTTTTTAATATTAAAATGTTATATTCATGAAACGAACTATTTTATTGTTACTATCTATTGTTTCTGTTCTGTCATTATCTTCTTGCGGTGATGATGACAAACCTGTTGTACAATCTATCGAAATTTCTAAAAGTGAAGCTTCAGTAAAGATTGGTGAGAAAATAACTCTTACTGTCAGCCATTCGCCAGCAGATTTACCCGCTCCCGAATATGAATGGAATTCTTCTGATGAAACAATTGCAACTGTTGAAAATGGAGTTGTTTATGGCAAAGCCGTTGGAGAAGCAACTATATCAGTATCTTCCTTTAATTTAGGGTTAAAAGATATATGTAAGATTACTGTAACTCCAATTGAGGCAACGGGTATCAAACTATCTGAGAATGAAAAGACGATGACTACTGGTGAATCATTCCGTTTGGAGTATACGATAGAACCTGAAAATACTACCAACAAAGAAGTGGAATGGGAGTCTTCGGATAAAACTATAGCAACGGTTAATGCAGATGGCGAGGTTACAGCCGTTTCCGATGGTGAATGTACTATTACAGTCAAAGTCAAAGGAAGTGATACCTCCGCCAAATGTGTTGTTAAAGTGAATCCTACTAAGGTTACAGGAGTTACATTGAATGAAACAACTAAATCTATTGAAGCCGGCGAGTCATTTACTCTGACAGCTACTGTATCTCCTGAAAATGCAAAGGACAAAAGTATCAAATGGTCTTCCAGCGATCCTAATATTGCAAAGGTAGAAGACGGATTGGTGACTGCATTGGCAAAAGGTACATGTAACATAATTGCCACTACTAATGATGGGAACTTTAAAGCTCAGTGTGCTGTGAATGTTTTGCCTCCTTCAGTAAAAGGAGTTCAGTTTACTGAATCCTCTATTAAGATATTGAATGGAGAAAATTACACATTAACATATTCTATTTTGCCCGAAAATGCAGAGAATAAAAATGTAAAATTTAGCAGTTCTGCACCCAACATTGTTTCTGTAGACAATAATGGAAAGGTTACAGCATTGAAGGAAGGCACTTCTACAATAACAATAACTACAGAAGATGGTGGACATACCGCTACTTGCGAAGTAATATCTACTGGAATTACAGACTTTATTAATTTAAATATTTCTGGGGGTTCAGGAGCAGGACTTGTTATTATTAATGGTTATATAACCGGTTCTTTGTATTGCCATATTACGAATACAAGTTCTAAAGAAATATCTCTTACTAAGTTTGAGGTAAAAGATGGATCAACCGGAAACATCGTATTGTACACTGACGAAGCCTCTAAACTGGGATCTCTTAAGGCGGGACAATCAACAAATCTTGGTGGTCAGATGAGATATGTTTATCTTCCTATATTCTCTTGGACCTTTACCTATGAAGGTAAAGAGTATCAAGTATCTGAACAATACAAACGATACTAATCAGATAATTTAATATTTTCAAATTATGAAAAGGATTTTATTCTTATTGTTAACGGTTACATTTTCGGTTTCATTACAAGCTCAAGTTATGAGAACAGAAGAGTTGGAAAAATATGCTAAAGAAAATTATGGTGATAATTGGGTGGAAGCAGCTGAAAATTTGGGATCAACTCTCGCCTTAGATAAAAATCAGTCTTTAACCTATACTCAAGTCGTAGAGTGTGGTAATAGAACCAAGGATGATTTGTATGTTATATTGAATCACTGGTTTACAGAGTCATTTAATGATGCGAATGCTGTTATAAAATTAAATGATAGAGAGGCTGGCGTTATTATTGGTAAAGGATATGTTCCGGATATTGCTGCGCATTTAGGAGGAATGAGTTCATATAAAGTTAATATTACTCCAATTATAAAAGTAGATATAAAAGATGGTAAGATTCGTATAACTTATACTCTACAATATTATAATATAGAAAAAGTTATAGGAGGGGGAATTATAGCTGCATTTTCAGATGGGACACAGAGACCAGAAAAGAGGATTGAGAAATGGGGGCTTGAGACATGTTTTCCATTTATAGATAAGGATAAGCATAAGGCTAAAAAAACATCATCTAAAGCATTGGTAATGGCGCATGCGTATTCTAATGTTATTATGGATAAAATAGAAGAAGCTGTAAAAAATGGTTTGGCAGGAAATGAAGATGATGCTTGGTAGGGAACTTTTATAGGATCTCTATTTAATTATAATTTCCTAAGAAACACTTTTTATTTGGCTGGGAGCAATCCCGGCCTTTTTTTTATATCTTATCTGTTAACTGATAAAAAAGGCAATGGAACCTAAATTCCATCGCCTTGAATATGCCTCCAAAGAGGTCTCGTGTAAACAAATGCCGAAATTAAAGTTGTACCGCCAGCATTTCTCTCGCTGCCCTGTGTATTGCTTCCTCTATCTTAGCTTTTTGTGCTTCGGAAGCAAACGCTATCCTCTGCTTGTATTGGCGCATCAAAGAGGGATTAATGCCTGCATACTTTGCGAAAGTAGATACGCTTATAAACTTGAAATTATCAAAGAATGAAGCTATATCATACTTATACTCAAACTCTACATTCTTCAGTTCCCCTGGCACTTCATTACCTTGTTCTTTAAGCATGGTAATATAGTCATCAATACATTCATGTAGTGATCGTTTTGCTTCATCAACGCTTTTCCCTTGACCGTTCAAGTTAAAACCGTCAAATTCCGGAACATAGACACTTATTGTCTTGTCGTCCCACATTTCAACAATAGCAACCGTTTTCATATTCCATTTATTTTATAATTCCGGTAAACAAATGTGCGGGTCATTTAAGACCCGCATCTTTCATCATGCTGTTAAGAGTTCCGCCTTTTATCTCTTGCGAACCATGCCTGCCCACTCGGAAGTATTTTCCCGTTTTCGGGCTGTACCATACGTCGTGTTCTTTGCCGTGACTCACGAAATAGCAGCCTATCTTTGCAGCCTTCTTTAAGAACTCTGTTGTTTTCATTTCAAAGAGCATTTGTTTACGGGTGCAAATATAACATATTTGTTATAAATATAATAATAATAGAACATGTTTTTAAGCACACTTGGATGGTAAGGGACCCAAACCTTTTTATTTTTTTAGTCAGTATCTCAGTAAGTAACAGTTACATTTAATTTGTTAATAATATTCTTGTTTTTGTTCGTTTACTTACTTAATTCTATTATAAACCAATCTGTTAAATGAAATAAAAATCGTAATTTCTATAGATAAAAAAAGAATGATTTAGGTAAATAATCAATAATATTATCTATATTTGCAGTGGAGAGTATCCACGGCATATAAAGGTATATGCTACCGTAAATCATAAAAGAACGAAAATACATAAAAACGGGAGTGGGTACGCCTTTGGGTGTATCCACTCTTTTTGCATATATGGGTAGCTGGTTTTCAAAAAAGGCAATGAATATGACCGACAAGGTTAATGTGGTTGAGAAGAGAGGTAATGATATATTCTATCTTACCAATCTTTTTGATTCTAAAGGTGCCATCTGGAAGACGGACTTTAACATGTCCCAAGCCATGGATAAAGAAAACGCCTTGTTGTATTGTACTCCGTTCGCTACCGTTATAAGGAAGGTGGGAGCCATGTTTGCAAACGGAAGGGTTTACCTGACAGACTCAGAGGGTAACGATGTCACAGATCCGAAGCTGACCGCCTTGTTTAAGAAACCTAATCCGCTTCAAAATTCCATCGCCTTCTTCTCTCAAATAGAAATGGTCCTCCGGACATATGGATACTGCCCTATATATACCAACCGTATTTTTAAGAAAGGCATTCCTCGTACGATGTGGATCATCCATCCCACGCATTTCCATCTAACCGGTACCGGGAAATCTCTGGACCAGGTAGATCTGGACGGAATAGTCAAGGAGGCGTACGTTGAGTGTGGAACCGAGAAAAAGGTCCTTAACAAGGAGGAGTATTTTATCATTTACGACAGTGATATCCATATCCCTTGCAATGAAGGTGATGAGATAACGTTCGGTACGGCCGTAGACAGTTTGTCTATCCCTGTTTCTAACTGGATGGCTTCTATGCAGGCAAGTAATTCCCTGATAACGAATGGAGGCCCAAAAGGGATCATTTACAATAACGATAACAGTGAGACAGGTAACGCTTCGCTGAATTCAACCGAACAGGAATCACTTCTTGATAGATTCAAGCGGAAGTACGGGTTGATGAAAAGTCAGTTCCAGATTGCTGTCTCCCGTGCTAAATTGGGATGGATTCCCTTGAATTATAATTCTGACCAGTTGAAACTTCATGAAGAGGATAAGAGGTGTACTGAAAAGATCGCTAATACTATCGGTCTTAACCCGAGCCTTTTTAATGAAAGTAAGTTTGAGAACCAGGAATCGGCTAAACGTGCCGGTTACCAGGACTTGATTATACCTAATGCAGAGATAATAGCTGAGGCTTTTACGGAGAATGTTTGCCCGGAAGGTACAATTATGAAGATTGATTTCTCACACGTAGAATGTTTGCAGGCGGATAAGAGTAAATCATCGGAGGTTCTGCAACGGGTGATGGACTCCATGATTAAGGGGAAACAGGCCGGCCTTATTACCGGAGACGAGGGAAGAAGCGTATTAGCTGAATATATAGATATTGATCCTGAAAAACCTAAGGGAGATTATGGAAACGAAGAATAAATATAAAGGTAGAATTGGCAAGCAGACTAAGTCCTTTTCGTTTGAGACAAAGGATTTGTCAATTGACAGCGGAAGCCGGAAGATCTCGGGATATGCTGCCATATTTGGCAATATAGACAAGTCCGGAGATATGCTTATAAAAGGATGCTTCTCAAAAAGTATCCAGGACAGGGGACCGGAAAGTCCGGCTAATGATAAGATCATATTTCTGTGGATGCATGATATGAGTGAGCCTATAGGCCGTTTAACTGCATTGCGTGAAGATGAAAAGGGCCTGTATTTTGAGGCTTTGATTGACGATGTGGAACGTGGTAACCAGACTTTGACACAGCTTGAATCCGGAACACTGAACCAATTCTCTATTGGATATAGATACGTTTGGGAGAAATGTGAGTGGGATGAAGAAAGAGATTGCCTGATCGTAAAAGAGGTTGTCCTTTATGAAATCTCTGTTGTCTCAATCGGTGCCAATGGTGAAACGGAATATCTGGGATTAAAGTCAGAAGAGGATTATCAAGACCGATATTGTGAATTGGTGTCCGACATCGACGTCTTATGTAAAGGACTTAACGTCATAAAACAACAAGAGCTACAAAGGATCATTGCTAAAGCTATGTCACTTGCTTCTGCAAGGCCGGAAAGCAATCTGCCAGCAAAGGAAGCCGACGTACGTGGTAAGAAGTCCATGTTTAATAAATTAAAACTAAAACAGGATTGCTTATGAAATTAGGATTTTTGGACCTTATTGACACAAAGGGAATGTCTGAGGATGACAAAAAAGTATGGGAGAAGATGGACAGCGCCTTGGCTGATTCTATCGATAAGGAGATAGGAGAGAAGATCAAGTCTTACCTTAACGATGAACTGAAAATTGAGGACCTGCGTACATCTATTACTGAAGCGGTAAAATCGATCAGCGATTTCAAGAAAGAGAATAGCGAAAGTGTGGTTGATAAGAAAACGTTTGATGAAACCATCAACAGTATCGAGGAAAGCCTTATCCGGATCAAGGCCGCTACGGAAAAGACCGGGAACGGTGAGATCGCTATTAAGAGCATTGATAAACAGATTGAGGAACAACTGAAGGACTTTATCACGGTTGAGAAAGGTGCGAAGGTGGTTGACTTGAAGGGAGCGTGTAAAGCATCTGCCGGCTATAAGAAGAGTATTAATCTGATATTGGATCGCAAAGATGTTTCTACTGTTACAAGTACGGGGGTTGCACCTCATTACAACAATACGGTAGACACTACTCTTTCCGTTGACCCGAAAGCGGAAACAGTGATCAGGAGATATGCAAACGTAGCAGGAATTAGTACGCGCTCATTGACATATGCTGAGTATAAACCAGGGGAAGGTGATGCAAAATGGGTACCCGAAGGCGGGTTGAAGCCTAGCATGGATGCTACACTTTCCGAGGTCATTATTCCTGCTGGAAAAGTTGCATTGACAGTAAAACTTACGGAGGAAACATTGACTGATTTACCTCAGTTGGTAGCTGAGATAAGATCAGAAATTATTAACCGGATTGGTATTGCAGAAGAAGAAGGTATTATTTCCGGGAGTGGATCAGACGGACAAATTAAAGGAGTATTTAAAGATCTGCCTTCATTTTCATTAACCGGATTCAAAGTAGCTAAGTTTCCTAATATGTATGATGCCATTGTAGCGGCATATACGCAGATTCTTTCTACAAGCAAGATGAATTATCGTCCTAACCTTGTTTTGATGAATCCAATAGACTATGCGATGATGCAGCTTGAGAAGGATTCAAACGGACAATATCTGCGGCCGTTCCGTGTCGGCGATGAACTGATCAGAGGACTTGCGGTGGAAACGTCTACCGCTATTGAACAGGGTAAGTTCCGTATCGGTGATTTCAATTACCTTAACATTCGTGATTTAGCTCAACTGGCAATCACTTTTGGTTGGGAAAACGATGACTTTACAAAGAATAAAGTTACCATGATCGGTGAAAAACGATTGATGGCCTATGTAAAGGCACAGTATAAGACTGCATTTGTGAGTGATTCATTTGCTACGGTAATGGAGGCTATTTCTCCTTCAGTTGGTGGTTAAACATAAAGTAGGATAAATATGGGAAAAGAGTATAACATGGACCTGCATAAGCAGTATGAGGTTGAATTCATTAAAGACGTGAATTTCTTCAAGAAGGGGGATAAAACGAGTGTGAATATGCCGCTTGCGAGTAAGTTTTTCAAGGACGGAAAGATCCGGGTGCCGAATAACCTGATGCAGGATGCAAAAGAGCTCGGCTGTGAAGAACTGTTCGTTAAACCGGGTGATAATAAATTAAAAGAGTAGCATATGATAATTGACGGTACATACTTTAAGGGGACAACATCTATAGATGGACTGAACGTGGATACGGGGGCTCCTTCAATTACCCGTACTGCAATGAAGGACTATCTTGACAGTTTCATTGATACGTATGAAAAAGAGTATCTGAAATTGGTGTTGGGAAGGGATATGTGCCGTCAATTCATAAACTACCTGAAGGCAGACGGGGAAGATAAGATTGATAAATGGGAAAGGCTAAAAGAGTTTCTAACCAAGGATGGTAAAAGCCCTATCGCAAATTATGTGTTCTTTTTCTTTGTGAGAAGGAACAATGTGCATGTAAGCGATGTGGGCACAACCAGTTCTGATGATGAAGACCATGCCGATCCCAATGTGGTACTTATTCCGGCATGGAATGAAATGGTTGAGATGAATCATGATTTGCTTGATTTCTTATGCAAGGATGACAGCTATGACGGTTTTTCATTTGACCGCTCAATGCTGGAAGAGATTAATTCGTTTGGCTTATGATAGTAATAACGGATGTATTCAGGGAAATAGTAGAGCGTGTCTCAAAGGAGTATGGCAAACATATCTCGTATATGTTTGGAGACTGGAGCTACATTTCTGACCAGTTGTTAGTTTGGAGCAAATCAAATGATACTGCGAAGCTAAAATATCCCGCCATATTCCTTTATTCTCCGATCGAAGAGGACAGGACCGGCGAGAAAGGGAAAATGTCATTGGATATACTCCTTGTCGTAAATACATTGCCTTCATATACCAACGAAGAACGTTCGCGTATATCATTCGCAGAATGTCTCAGACCTATTTACGAGATATTGATCAAGGAGATCGGTAAAGAGCCGGCGTTTGATATGGCTTATGTAAAAAGTATCCCGCACATATATGTTGAGAATTACCGGTACGGCAAAGCAGGAGTGACGGGTCCGGACGGAAAGCCATTCAAAGATTATATCGACGGGATAAATATTAAGAATTTGCAGATCACATTAAAAAAAGAGAAGTGTTATGGCGATAGAATTTAGAGAATGTAAGGGGCAGGAAGACTTTAATACCGGAAGATCGAAGTGTATTCTTGATCCCGGAAAGATTAAAGCGGTAATCCTTATTCCACGTGGTTTTAAAATCCCGAACGGACTGACCGCAGATAAGTTAGAAGAGTTGTGTCATGCAGACCGGCCCAACCGTATTTATCCGATAAAGACGGTTGAGGAGTTTGCGCCTACCGGTGGTGAAGCCAATGTAAATGCAACCGGCTATGGTGGCAATAAAATCACCGGCTATTCGGCGTATACAGCGGCGCTTACTTTGGATAATTATGATGCCAGCCTTAAAGCCAATCTAATGATGGCAAAAGGAGTGGAATTTGACGGGGTAATTGTTGATGAAGACAATGTATTGTTCGGAACCAACCGTGACGCAACCGGTATGAGTGGTATTCCGCTTTCGGGAGTATATCCGAGCGGCCAGGATTGGGACTCGTCCGGCCAGGAAGCTAATCTGATCGTAAACCTGATGTTTAAGGATTACGAGAAATACATCAAGACAGCAGACATCATGGCCCTGACGTTTGATGTAGTGGAAGCATTGAAAGGGCTTGTGTTCGTTGACCTGGTGAAAGTGGGAGAGAATAAGTACAAGTTGATTGAGCACTTCGGAGGACTTAATGTTACAGGGTATTATGCGGACGCTCTTTCCAAGAGTGCCGGAAAATCTTTCGACGGAGGCGTATCAGCAGTATCCTATGCTGATGGTGAGTTGACCGTTACTGCTACAGGCACTCCTTCTTTGAAGAAACCATCGGAGCTCCAGAAGGGAGGCATTATCGGTATTGAGCAGAAAGAGGCGTATGATGCAAGCGTTTAACTTATAAATAGGATATAACATGGTTGTAGAAGGTGTGAATTTCATAGAAAACGAGGTAGTGAAGTGGAAACGAAAGGACTTTATTGATACTCACAAAAAGATATTCTTCTTGGACAGAGAAGAATTTGAGAGAGAAAAGATGCTGGGTGATATCTATGACCGGATAAAGGGAATACTTCCGGATAAGGGTAAGATGATTGATTGACAGGGTGAAGGGGATGGATTTTTATTAGTTCATCCCCTTTTAAATTACATGGGATATGGCAACATTAAGCGATGCGGCTGATAATTTTAAACTGTTTGTTGGAGGACTTGAGAAAGTTGTAAAACACACAATTCAGAGTAATGCTGATTTGGTGCAGGACTTTATCCGGCAACAATTGTATTCAGGGGTGAATGGTCGTGGAAAGCCTTTAAGGCCGACATATCTCAATGACCCTTTTTTTAATTCGAAAGATGCCGGCAGATGGTTTCATAATGCTGAAGGATATATGAAGTGGAAGATGGAAAAGACACCTCCGGCTCCTTCTTATCTGTTCTTGCCACCGCGTGACATGAAAACTCCAAACCTCAAAATTCGGGGTGACTACTACTCGTCTATTACTGCTATCCCCATTAATGACGGATTGAGGATAGAATCTGTCGGGGTCTCTTTCGGAGATGACATTGAAAAAAAGTATGGGAGTATTATCTTGGCTGTAGGTCCCGAAGCATTGGGGCATTTTATGGTTCATTTTATGAATCCCGCATTACGGGAATATTATGCAAAATTCGGTATACTGTGAGCTGTTGGTGTGATAATAAAAAAAGGATGCAGGATATAGAGAGAGTCCGAAGCCTTGCACGCATAGCTGCCAAGATGGATCACTCTGTGTATGTGCTGTACGAAAGGAAAGACGGAACCTTTGATTTTCTACCGGAAGGTATTGAATTCTATGGAACATTTGTTGAATTGGTGTTTTATTAGAATAAGAAGTAATAACCATCGTGTGAAGGGGCACGATACAAAATTTTAAATTATGGCGAATGAATTTAAAATAACGGATATTGTTGATAAAAAAGCTTTTGATGAATTAACTAGCCTGATTGCTAAATTTAATGAAACCAAAGAGGCTTATGTGAATCTTACCAAAGATTTGGCAGGAGGTCTCAGAGTAAAACCGGGGGATCTTAAGGAATTAGCGGATAAAACAGAGAAGTATACTAATATAATGAACCAATTAGTTACTACTCAGAATAAACTGTCTGATATACAAGGTAGATACAAGGGTATTTTAAAAGATCGGAAGCGCGTCGTGAAGGCAAA